GGGGCTGAGCTCGCGGTTTCTGACTAAATTTTGGATTTCAAAATAGGGTTTCGTTTCGCAATGAAAATCAATAAAACCATTGAGCTAATAAATACTGAGAGACTGGTTCCTTACCCCAGGAACTCACGTACTCATTCTGATGCTCAACTCGATCAGATCGCTGCAAGCATACGAGAATTTGGATTCACTAACCCAGTTCTTATTGACGCTGAAAACGAAATTATCGCGGGTCATGGGCGCATACTCGCGGCTAAAATTCTCGGGCTCGAAGAGGTGCCTTGCATCCGAATAGATTATTTGTCGGATGCACAAAAGCGAGCTCTGATTCTTGCAGACAATAAACTCGCTCTGAATGCCGGGTGGGATGAAGATTTACTTACTGTCGAGCTTGGTGGGCTTCGCGATATTGGCTTTGAAATAGGGCTCACTGGGTTTGGCGAGGACGAACTGAATTTATTGCTTAGTGAAAACCATGGTGATCACGTCAATGATAAAGATGTTGTTCCGGAGCCGCCAAAGACGCCAATTACAACCTATGGAGATGTTTGGCGGCTTGGGGAGCACAGATTACTGTGCGGAGACTCGAGCCGTGATAGAAGCCAATTTTTAGATGGGGTAGAACCTGATTTGTGCTTTATCGATCCGCCGTATGAAATTGCTGATGCGTGGAATTGGATCGTTGACGCGCCGAAAGCGCTGGTGTTTACAGACCACAAACACATCAGAGAGGCCATGGATATCGTATTGAAGTATCCGGTCCAATATCAATTCATCTGGGATACGGTAATATCGTGGTACACGCAGAACCGGCCATTATGCAGGCACAGGAGCGCATTTTATTGTGCCAAAAATGAGGGGTGGAACTCTGATGCAGCGACGTTCATAGACGACAAAGAAAGAAAAGAAAAGATAGTTGTTGGTGGTCAAGCTTTTGCTGGCGACTATCACTACAAACCATTATCAGGCGGGCGGGTTCGCGTTACCAGTCTGTATAGGCAGAGCAAGACTCTGGACGAAGCAGGGAATGGAAAGCCGGTTGCGTGGGTTAGGGCGCTCTTAGCTGGAGCTGAAGCGCGAGAGGTGTTTGAACCATTTGGTGGGACAGGGGCGACTATTATAGCCGCCCCTGTCGGGTGCGTTGTTCACTCAATAGAAATTGATCCATGCAAGGTCGACTCGATTGTCGCCCGATGGGAGGCCGCTACTGGGTTGGAGGCGTTCAGGGAATGAGGCCACTGTTTAATCAATTCTCCATCGAGCAACGACCCGCCTTTCCCGTGTTGATCTTTGTCTTTGGCCTGTTTGTGTGTGAGTCCGTTTTCATAGACGAGCGGGTTGCTGGCGTAGCTTCCCCATTGCTTGTGGAACAGTGGGGTATCGTATATTTCGCACCAGATAGCAATATCCCTAATCCACTGAGGGTTGCAAACCCTGGCGTTAGGGCCGCTCTCCCCTCCAGTGATAGCCCAGTTAATCCCTGTCAAATCAACATCACCAACGCCACCTATCAGAGGCTCGAACGAAATAAACCTAACTGCAGCAGGCACCTGCCGAATGGCATCAATCCTGTGTGCGGTTTTTTCGTGCTCTACCGTGGTGCCTACCCAGACGTTAGACGGGAACATGGCCCCAGTTTTAGCCAAAAACACCCCGATGTTTTCTGGTCGTTTGGTGAGTATTTGGAAAATGTGGCGTTCGCATTTCCTCATTACGTCTATGGCTTCGAGCATCCACTCATAGCTAGCGCCTGGGTGGAAAAAATCGCTCATCGAGTTAACGAAAATGAGGCTTGGCTCTTTAATCGTGAACGGTTTGTTCATTGCCCTGTCGCTGGCTCTGGACAGTTTCCCAGACCACACGGCTTTGCCGTTTACTTTTTCTGTCACTCCGTTGTAATGCGGCACAGTGCCGAATGCCTCTATTCGATAAGCCTGCCTCATCGCGTAGCAGTTTTTGCAGCCGGCGCTTTCAATGGAGCACCCAACGAACGGGTTCCATGTGTGTTCTGTCCATTCAATCTGAGTCGTTCTCATGATGCGCCCTCCTTGGTGTCTTCGTCCATGGCGCGCTCAATTGAGGATATCTCCTCGTCGGATAACATCGTATGAGCATGAAGGCAGAACCAACGAGCTGCGTCCATTTGGCGAGGGGATTTCCCGCCTGTGTATTTGCGAACCTGGTTAGATCCGCTGAGATACATCATGCGAGCAGCTTGTGCGCCGGTGATACTGTGTTTTTGCAGGAACGCATGGACCGCCTCGGCGGAAGGGGTCTCTGGCCTGTCGTTTGCATCCATCGCAGCGAGTCCTGCGATATAACCCTCGCCGCGTTCCTGGTACTGCCCGCCACGGTCAATAGCGGACAGCCATTGTTGATGCTCCTGCTCAGTTCCGAATTTCTCACCGTGATAGGCACGGCGAATACCACGGATATATCCTGTCCAATAGTCGGGTTTGTCGCCGTGCGACTTCTCTTTATCAGCACGGAGCAACAGGGTTTCGAATTTAGATTTTCTACTCATTCAAATACTCCCAAAAAAAGCCCAGTTTCTGCGGGGCTGTGTGGATTAGTCAACCAGCTCGATGTCAGCGTTGCGAAATTCAAAACCGTCGTCAGTATCAACCTCTATTTCGATTTCGGACGGAATCTGCTGCTCTTCAATCATCCATTCGGCGAGAGCGCGGCGGTCATTCTGATTTTCAAAATCAGTACCATCATATGCGCAGTTATAGAGGTCGATCAGTTCGTGCCAGTCTGCGTTTTCGTACGTGTTATGGCGCGTATCCAGTGCCCCATTGACGTGAACGTAGAGGTCCCATTCGGTGGAGCCTGCATATTGCAGGGAATTGGTGAGTTCGCTAATGAGTTCGGATTTTTTGATTTGGATGGTAGTCATCAGGATTCTCCTGGTTGTTTGGGCCGAGCCTCATGCCCTTCCCTTGTAGTTAATACTAGCCCCACGGGGGCTATAAAGCAAGGCTTTTTTTATGTCTTCTGAACTTTTATCTACAGAGGTGATTTCGAAACTGCTGGAGATATCCCCGCGCCGGATACAGCAGTTAGCGAAACTTGGATATATACCTAAATCCTCCAGGGGGAAATATCCATTGGTTGGATCTGTTCAGGGCTATATTCGCTATTTGAGAGCCCAGGAAAAGGAGCCTGAAGAGCAGCTACCTGTAGACAAAATGACGCCAAACGAGCGTCTCAAATACTATCGCGCAGAACAGGCCAGGGATGAGCTGATGGTTTCCAGGAGGCAGCTTATCCCCGCAGAAGAGGTCGAGCGCGGGACGGCTGAACTGGTGAAGTCGATGGTCTCTCTTTTGGAGACGCTTCCGGATGTGCTCGAAAGAGATGCCGGCATTCAGCCGCATGCGACCGCACGGGTAATTGCATCGATTGACGCATTTAGAGACGAGGCCTACTCGAAGCTGTCTGAGGCCTCGAAGGTGGTGGCGGCTTGATGATCTCATACGGAACCTATGCCGAAATCAGAAGTGATGCCGTCAAGGCAGTGAAGGCCCCTGTCCGGATGCGGGTCAGTGAGGCCGCGTCCAGGTATGTGACGGTTAACGCCCCTGGTGGGTACCAAGGCCCCTACGATCCGGATCTGACTCCTTACATGGTTGAGCCGATGGACACCCTCGCCGCCAGAGAATATGAGGCGGTTGTGTTTGTTGGGCCTGCCCGTTCATCGAAGACACAGAGCCTGGTTGATGGGTGGTATGGCTATGCGGTGATGTGTGATCCGGGTGATATGGGTCTCTATTTCCCGGTAGAGGGCAACGCAAAGGACTACTCGAAACGCCGTCTCAACAGGCTGAACAAGGCGAGTGATGAGATACGCGCGATGATCTCGCCACGCTCCCACGATGACAACCTATTCAGCAAAACATTCAGAAACGGGATGCTGGTTGATCTGCTGTGGCCGACGTCTTCCCGAATGGCCCAGCGTGATATGCGCTATGTGGTGCTGTCAGATTACGACTCTATGCCAGAGGACGTAGACGGGGAAGGCGAACCATTTGCTTTGGCGCTGAAGCGTGTTCAGACCTTCATGTCCGCCGGAATGTGCATGGCGGAGAGTTCACCGAAGAAGGAGATCATTAACCCGAAGTGGACCCCAACGACATCACACGAAGGGCCACCGGCTCCCGGGATAATGTCGCTCTTCAACCGCGGAGACCGTCGCCGCCGTTACTGGCCGTGCATTGAATGTGATGAGTATTTCATCCCTACGTTCGACCGCCTCTGGTATCCGGAGATAGACAACATCCAGGAAGCCGCCGCACAGGTTCAGATTGTGTGCCCATCCTGCGGATGCCAGATTGGGCCTGAGCACAAAACGGAGATGGACGCGAACGGCGCATGGGTAAGAGACGGCCTGAAAATAAGCAAGGGCGGAATAATCACCGGCGAGGCATACGGCTCTTCCATTGCCTCATTCTGGTTGCACGGACCAAACGCGCGTTTTCAAACATGGGAATCCATTGTCCTGAAATACCTCCAGGCTAAGGCTGAGTATGAGCGCACCGGTTCAGAGAAGGCGCTGAAAACCACCGTTAACGTTGACCAGGGGTCACCGTATCTGCCAATCAGTCGGAAGAGCACCAGGACGGCAGACGAGCTGATCAGCCGCGCTATTGAGTGGACCAGGGGGACCGTTCCGGAGGGCGTTCGTTATCTGTTGGCGAAAGTCGACGTTCAGGGAAATCGATTCGAGGTGCTGGTCACTGGCTACGGTATCGAACAGGAATCCTGGATTGTTGATCGGTTCGCGCTTCACTGGTCAGATAGAGTGACTGCAGCAGGCGAGAAAGAGCCGCTCGACCCACCAGGCCACCAGGAAGACTGGACTGTACTCAATGCACTGATCGGCAAAGAGTACCCCCTGGGTGATGATTCAGGCCGCAGAATGGCGGTTCATTTCGTTGGCGTTGACTCCGGAGGTAAAAAGGGCGTTACCACCAGGGCTCTGAACTGGTGGCGCTCTCTCAGGCGCAGCGGCAAGAACCGAAATGTACGGCTGATAAAGGGCGAGGGTGACAGACCAAACGCTAAAATCCCACGAGTGAGAGAAACATACCCAGACTCATCAAAGCGCAAAGACCGGCACTCCGGGGCGCGTGGAGATGTGCCGATGTTGATTCTGAACACGAACGAACTCAAGGACGCGCTCAACAACGATCTGACGCGCAAAGAAGAGGGTCCAGGTTTTGTTCACCTTCCATCATGGCTGGAAGAGAAGTACTTCGCTGAAATCGTTGCCGAGACAAGAACATCAACCGGCTGGAAAAACATTGGCAGCGAGAGAAACGAGACAGGGGATTTGCTTTACTACGGCAAGGCACTGAACCTTTATCTTGGCGTCGAGAAAATAGATTGGAAAACGCCTCCGAAGTGGGCGGCGGTGTGGGATAGGAACTCTCACGTATCAGGCGCAGAATCCACCACGAAAAAGCAAGTTAAGAAGCAGATGAACAAGCGGGGCTTTGGTTCGGATGACTGGAGCAGTCGCCTATGACAGAGTACGACGATCTCGCCGAGTTCGTTTGTACCTGCTTGAACAGTGCATTATCCGACGCCGGGATAGATGCAGAATTGGCGCGCTCTATCGCTCAGAACGTCGAGGAGGATGTTCGGGGCAGGTTTGGTGGAGATCGTCACTATATCCGTCAGATCAGCAAGGAGCGGCGGAGAGAGCGCAACAGGAGTATTATTGCAATGTGGAAGGGCAAAGCCCCGAGGGGGGAAATAGCCATGCACCACGACGTAGACAGACGAACTGTTGACCGTGTGATTTCTGATTATCTTGCAAAGCAGACCCGCAGGCATACCGGCTTTGGTTCGAGTGAGTGGAATTTGTAGCATTGGTGATGAAATGAAAAACACCCTTGAATTGATTGAAAAACTAAAATCGCAGTGCCCGCCAATACTCGGCACAAATGCCGATATTGTTATCCGACCCGGGAACCGTGACGGCCTGATTATTGAGGCGCATTGGTACTGCGCAGAGACGTACGGTTTCTGTCGCGCATACACAAGCGCGGAGATCAAAAACGTGTCTAACGATTCGATATTGGTGGATTCATTCATCTACGAATGCGAGCGCCAAGCGGCTGCTGTTGAAAGCTAACGCTTGAGGTGAGCGGCTGGCGTAGCCAGACCGAACGCAGTGACTCTACGCACTTGTTATATGGTGCGACCACCTACGGAGTACAGAACAGTGAAAATCATATTGGATTTAACAGACCAAGAGGCCGATCAGCTGGTTGATGTGTTGCAAGATTATTGTGATTGCGGGCCTATGGGAGAAGGATGGAAATCACCACAACTGGAAACGCTGTTAGGCAAGGTTTCAGAAGCTGTAGAAAAGGCCAGCGCCTCATAACGCCAATGCTTAGGGGCGGGAGCGAAGCGACCGTCCCAGCTAGGAACAAAGTGACGAGTGGCCAGAGCCACTTGTTAAGTTGCAGTGTTTTCACGGAGAAAAGCTATGCAGTGGATTAAATGTACTGAGCAGATGCCCGGCGAGAAAGATTTTGTGCTCGGGTTTTCAAGAGACGGGGAGATGGAAGTTACTTGGTTTTCTGGGCATATGTGGAGCTATGCAGGCACCTTTGTTGATGAAGACTATTTCACTCACTGGATGACGCTTCCTGAGCCGCCTGCAACTTAACCGCCTAAACCCCGACACTCTTTCCCTAAAATGCCCGTCGTTGTGCGTCCATGCTTCCCAGCATGGCGTACACTCAACAAGACCTCGACAGTATTAAATCAGCAATAGCCGCTGGCGAATTGTCTGTGCGTTTTGGTGATCGCCAGATCACCTACCGTTCGCTGGACGAGCTAATCCGTATACAAAATCAAATCGAGGCGGAGTTGTACGCCGCCAAGCCCCGACTTTCACCCCGTCACCGTATTGCGAGATTTGCCGATGAATAGACGGCGTGTTGTGCATTGGCGAGGCGGAGTACCAGTCAAGATGTACTACGAGGCCGGAAAGCGCACCGGCTACCAGAAACAGCGCCGAGAGACTGGTTCTGCCGATACCGCCGTACAACGCGCCGGGACTTCAATCAGAGAACAGGCCCGCCACCTCGACCAAAATCACGACCTGGCTAAAGGGGCGCTCAACACCCTGGTGCAGAACGTCATTGGACCAAACGGCATTCAGGTAGAGCCACAGCCGCGCAGGCCGGATGGATCCATCCACGATGACTTTGCAAAGAGAATTCATGCGTCCTATATGGATTGGTCATTGCGTCCTGAAGTCACGCACCAGCATGACTGGCCGGCAGCTCAACGGTTGATGGGGCGCACTTGGCTTAGAGACGGTGAAGGCCTGGCGCAGACCATCAGCGGCACACTCCCAAGCCTTGACCACGGAACCCGCGTTCCATTTTCACTCGAACTGATCGAGGCAGACCAGCTTCCGCTTGGCCTCAACAAGGCAGGTGACCCTCGCATCGTCCAGGGGGTTGAACTCAATGGGTGGGGTAAGCCGGTTGCCTACCATATCTACAAGCAGCACCCCGGAGACTTCAGGCTCTACTCAGTTGCGGCAGAGACAAAGCGCGTCAGTGCCGACCGCATGCTGCACGTCAAACTGATTGACCGTATTGGGCAGACCAGAGGCGTATCAATATTCGCCGCTTCAATGCTGCGGATTGACGACATCAAAGACTACGAAGAGAGCGAACGCATAGCCGCCAAGGTTGCGGCAAGCATGGCGGCATACATCAAAAAAGGAAGCTCGGATCTGTATGACACCGATCTAGATGGCGACGGCGAACCGGAAGCGCGTGATTTACGGTTTAGCCCGGGCATGGTTTTCGATGATTTGGTGGCCGGTGAAGAGATTGGCACCATCGACACCTCGCGCCCGAACGTAAACCTGGAAGCCTACCGCAACGGGCAGCTGCGGGCCTGGGCTTCATCCAGTTACCTGACCTACTCAAGCCTCTCAAAAGACTACAACGGAACCTATTCAGCACAGCGGCAAGAGCTTGTTGAGGGTTATGGCGCGTATGGTGTGCTGGCTTCTGAATTTATCGGCCAATTCGTCAGGCCGACCTATCACAAATTCCTCGAAATGGCATTGCTCTCTGGTGATCTGATCATCCCGTCAGACGTAGACCCACTGACCATTGGTGATGCGTTCTACATGCCACCTCAAATGCCGTGGATTGATCCAGTCAAAGAGTCTGTTGCCTGGGGCAATCTCGAAGAAAACGGCCATGCCAGCGGCATCGAAATCATACGTCGGCGTGGCATGAATCCGCGTGATGTCGCAGACCAGCAGCGCCGCTGGAAGCAGATGAAGGAAGACGCTTTCGACAGTGAAGACACCATCTCAAAACCAACCGCGCAAGCTCGCGGCTGGGAATTAATCACCAGCGAGAAAGAATGACCATGCCGAAGAAAGACAAATCAACACCCAAGCCGTGGTACGAAGTCAAAGCCGCAGGCGACGACAGCGCAGAACTTCTGATCTACGGCAACATCGGCCCATCCTACTGGGATGACGAATCCGTTACCGCAAAGCAGCTGATTGCAGAGCTGAAGGATGTAGATGGCAAGGATCTCACAGTTCGTATCAACTCGGTTGGCGGATCTGTTGCAGACGGCATTGCCATTTTCAACGCGCTGCGCAGACATAGCGGCGCTGTAACTGTTGAGATTGATGCTGTGGCCTACTCCGCTGCGTCTCTCATCGCTATGGCCGGAGAGACTGTCATCATGGCAGACAACGGCCTTTTGATGATTCATGCGCCTATGTCTTGGGCGTCAGGCAATGCGCAGCAGATGCGCAAGCAGGCCGACATCCTCGATAAATACGCAGACGCCATGACCAACGCCTATATCCGTGACGGCGGTCCAGACAAGGCCGACATTGAGGGCTGGCTGAAAGATGGCGATGACCACTATTTCACCGCATCAGAAGCCCTTGATCTCGGACTCATCGACGACACCACCGATTCCGTTGATATCGCAGCCTGCGCAGACGGGATTGATTTCCGTAATTTCAAATCTCCAACCCTGGCGGCAATGCCCGCCGCTACTCTTCCAACCTCTCGAAAGGATAAAACAATGCCTGAGAAGAAGACCCCCAAGGCGGGCGCTGAACCGACCGCCGAAGAAAAGCCGGTGAACGTCACCGAAATCGAAGCCGCTGCCAATGCCAGACAGGTCGAGGCTATCAAAGCGCGCAATACCGAAGTACTCGCCATCATCACCCCGCACATGCAGGTTAATGGCATGAGTGAGTTGAAGGATCAGATCCTGGCTGATCCTGAAATCACCGTTGACGCAGCACGCGAAAAAATCCTGGATGTCATCGGTAAACAGCACGAGCCCCTGGCTGCCGCCGGTGGTGTTCGTGTTGATGTGGTTACCGATGAGCGTGACAAGCGCATTGAAGCCGCAGGCAACATCATCCTGGCTCGCGCCAAGATCAAGAGCGAAGAGGGCAAGGCCATTCAGATGGCTGGCAACCCTTACCGCGGAATGTCGCTGATGGACCTCGCTCGTGAGTGCCTGGCCAGTGGCGGGTATGACACCAGAGGCAAAACCAAAATGGAGGTTGTGGCCGCCGCCTTTACGCAGAGCACCAGTGATTTCCCCGTGCTGCTGGAAAACGCGATGCACAAGGCGCTGCTCTCCGGCTACCGCACTGCCGCCGATACCTGGAGTCGGTTTTGTGCTGTCGGGTCTGTATCCGACTTCCGCGCTCACAACCGCTACATGATCGGCAGCTTGGGTAATCTGGATGATCTCACTGAGCTGGGTGAGTTCCAGAACAAGCAGATCGGCGACGGTAGCAAAGAGACCGTTTCCATTGGCACCAAGGGCAACCTGATCAACATCAGCCGTCAGGCCATCATCAACGATGACCTGGGCGCTTTTGTTGGACTCGCGTCCGCCCTGGGTCGTGCCGCACGGCGCACCATCGAATCAACCGTCTACAGCACCTTGGCGCTCAACAGCGGCATGGGTCCAACCCTGAGCGACGGCAAGAGCCTGTTCCATGCAGACCACGGCAACATTGCCGCAACGGCAGGCGGCCCATCCGTTGCGACGGTTGAATCCTGTGTGCTGGCCATGGCCGGACAGAAGGACATCAACGGCAACGACTATCTGGACCTGACGCCAGCCATCTGGCTTGGACCAAAATCGCTTGAGTTGACTGCGCGTGTTCTCAACGCCTCCACCAACGACCCCGACGCACCCGCCAAGAGCAAGAACGACAACGTGCCTAACCCCTATCAGAACTACTTCTCTGATCTGGTCGGCACACCTCGTCTGACGGGCAACCCCTGGTTTGTATTTGCCAGCCCTGATGAAGCCCCCGTGCTTGAGGTCTCGTTCCTTGACGGTGAGCAGGAACCCTTCCTCGACATGCAGGACGGCTGGAGCGTTGACGGCACCCAGTACAAGGCCCGCCTTGACTTCGGTGTTTCCGGTGTCGGTTACGCGGGCGCTGTTCGCAACGCAGGCGCATAAACCCATAAGCCGGGCGGCATAAACCGCCCGGCAGGCTAAAGAGGAACAAATAAATGGCTACCAATATTTACAACTCCAACCACATGGAGACCCGCCAGTGGACCAACGGCACCGGTGGTGCGGTATCTGCTGGAGACATTGTTGTGATGGGCGCGTTGGGTGATGCCACCCTAGCCGTTGCCCTGGTCGACATCGCAGACGGTGCAAGCGGCTCTGTCGGCGTCAACTGTGGCGTAACTGCCGCAAAGGTATCTGCCGCCGTATTCACCGCAGGCGAGTCCCTGATCTGGGACGCAAGCGCCAGTGCCTTCGATGACAACCAGGCGACTGCCGCAACTGGTGACGTTTCCGGTTCGTGCCGTGCTGATGCGGACGGCGCAAACCTCGAAACCACCTGCAACGTTTGGCTGACTGGCCAGCCTGCAACCCTGACCGCATAACCCAAGGCAAAAGGGGCGCAATAGCGCCCCTTAAAAAAATGATCACTGGAATAAAAACAATGCCGTGGAAACAGATCGATTGGGCGCAAGTCATTCCGTTCTTGCTGGTAACTGGTCAGAGCAACCGTTTATCAGTAGCCAGAATGATCGAGGCTTTCATCATCGCAGGCGTCACGGCAAGTGTTGTTATGTACGCAGCACAGAAAGTGCTTTCGGAACAGGTCAAGGATTTGAGAGCAGACCTTCACAAGGTCGAGCGTCAGCTTGAGCAGTTCCAAAAGGATTTTTATAGACCCGTATTTGAAAACAAACGCAGTGAGCAATAACGCGGAGACACCATGGCGACCACAACCACAACCCTGACTGAAAGTTACACCCTGCTCAATGCCGGCGCATGCGTTGTAGAGGTACGTGGCGGAAATGGAGTGCGGATTCATATCGGTGCATCTGCGCCTGCAGACAGCACGGACGATTATCACCCTAAATCACGCGGAGAAAATGTCAGCTACAGCGGCTCAGAAAACGTCTATGCAAGGGCGGACTCAGGTAGCGCCAAGGTTGTCACCACGGGGGTAGTGTAATGAGCGACCTGATATTTCCACCGGTGTCAGGCGGCGGTGGTGGTAACACCATCATCCACCGCTTTACCGATAGCACCGATATTTCACTGCCAACCACCCAGGCCGGTGCTGCGCAGATCGGCCAGTCGGTTTCGATGAATATCCCCACTGTTGGAGCTATTCACGTCATGAGTGAAGAGAGCCGAGTAGATGCAACTGCTTCGGCCGGATCGATTCAGGCGCGACTTGGGTTAAAGATTGGCTCCACAGTTTATCCACTTTCCTATACATCCAACGGAGTAGAGTATTCGCTGAGGGTGGGTGAGATAGCAGCAAGCGGCACTTTTAAGGATGCATATAAAAGTGCATTGTCCTCCGGTGCAAACATCGCCTACATGATTTCACAGGATTCTCTCCCATCTGGCACTCAAACCGTTTCTCTTGTGGTGTGGGAGGTGGAAGGTGATTCTGGAGGTGTACTAAAAGGCACTGTTATTCCAACGGATATTTCACTGGCAATCACCGACTGCACCGGAGGCTAACCCATGAACGTTACCGCGATTATCAATTTCGGTTGGCCCGGCTTCATGCTTCGTGCGCTCAGTGCGTTCAATGATGGCGACGACCTGCAGGCTTACCTGGATACCCAGGTTGAATGGGCTGACGGAATCACGCCTCCCACGGCGGCACAGGTTGACGCCAAAGAGGTTGACTACCTGGCCCACGTCATCTCAAAGCAGCAAGAATCTGAAGCAAAAGAAGGCATCAGCGACCAGGTGGCCGTTGACCCGCTCATTGTTGCTATTCGTTCCATGACCCCAGCAGAACATGCAGCCTGGGTTGATGCCAACGTAACCGCAGACCCCAGCGTAAAAATGGTGCTCACCAAACTGATCACCTCAGTGGCTGTTATGGCCGACAGGGTTTACGAGGGCTGATCGGTGACCGGCTTTCTCGCACTCAAACAAAGGGCATCGTCCGCCATCTATGCGCGACTTGGTGCTGATGCCACCTGCACCCCGGGTGTGGGCGACGCATTCGACCTCAAAGTGATGCGTGAAACCGAGGCGCAACAGGTGCCAGACGGTTTTGTCGTTACCGTGGAAGAGGATCAGACGATCCTCAACGTGTTGAAAAGCGATTACCCCAACCCAGCCAAAGGCGACACGGTGACCGTCGACGGTACCGATTTCAACGTCATACGTGCCACCGACAAGTACCAGGTTGAGTGGGCGCTGACCGTGCGCGAGGTGGTGAGCTGATGGCCATCAAGCTCCAGCAGATCATCGACGCGATTGTCACCCGGGTAGCCGGTATCAGCATTGCCAACGGACACCATACCGATATAGGCGCGGATGTGAATCGAGGTCGGGCGGTCTTGGATACAGATTCTCTTCCGTCGTGTGGCGTCTACCTGCAACCCAGAACTGTCGAAAAGCAATCGTCTGGGGGTGCGCGCCAGAGCCTGGATGCGTCGGTGGTTGTAGAAGCGCACCACAAGTACAGCACCGACCCAGAAGTCACCGCTATCAAAATGCTGGCCGACATTCAAAAGGCCGTTGAGGTCGACCCCGAGAACCTCGATGGCT